TATACAGCATCTCTTGATCATGTTAGACAAAATTCATCTGAATGTAAAAAGGGAGATAGACATTGGCTGAGAAGAAGTGGACGATGTCATCCTATGAAAGGAAAGAATTATGTAGAAATACATGGAGAAACAAAATCTTCTGAGTTGAAGAAAAAATTATCACAAAATGGTAAGAAGTTAACTGGAGAAAATAATCCTTTTTATGGAAAAACACATTCTAAGGAAATAAAATCAATATATAGAGAAAACAGACTTGGTAAATCTTATGAAGAAATTTTCGGAAAAGAATTAGCGGAAAAAATTATAAAGAAGAAAACAAAAGATATTAAAGACAGAAAGAATTATATCTATGAGAAGACATTCTATAATTTACAATTGAGAAATAAAATTATTTCAGAACAAAATTATGAATGCGCAATATGTGGAAGAGAACTATTCAAATATTACAAACAATTACATCATATTGATTATAATAAAGAAAATAACAATAGAGATAACCTTGTCTATTTATGTGTTAGTTGTCACGCTAAAACTAACAAAAAAATAAAAAGGGGATATTATATTAGAGAACTAACAACCAAAAATAGAGAAATTATAAAATAATTAGGAGGTAGCTAACATGGCTAACATTTCCCCTGGGGTCAATTTGGGGAATCTTAGTGAAAGGCCCTCTCATTAGGAAACTGATGAGTAATAAACTGGGTGAATTCGGGGAAACCTAAGGAATCCTATTCTAAGGCAATCCCGAGCCAAGCAATGAGTACACTCATTGAAGGTGTAGAGACTAGTGGAGAACTACAGTGTTCTTAATTACCACATTAGCGCCCAGCACCCATTTTGGGTGAAGAGATAGTCCAGTCCTAAAGGAAACTTTAGTGTTTTAACAGCTATACTAAGATTATAGATCTCTCAACTTATGTGCAGCAGGTTCCGAGTACGATAGGTTTCATCGCAGGTCTAACAAAGAAAGGAGTTGATAACGAAATTACATTCGTTGGCTCCAGAGCTGAACTAATCAGTAATTGGGGTGAACCTAATCTAACTGATTATGGCAAGAATTATGGACAAGGTCTCAATTGTGCATACAACTACCTTGGCGAATCTGGGTCGTTGTATTTCATGAGAGCTATGCCAGATGATGCAACATATTCTAACCTGAGAATTGATTGCAATCTGGCTCCCACCGATGGTTCCGCAAGTATTGCAATCACTTACGTTGCTAGCGTAAATACTAAGGCTGAGATTGAAACTAATCTTGCAGTAGACGGAACTACCAATCCAATCGCAATGCTCTATCCCGTTGGTAGAGGAGATTACTACAACGGACTCGGAGTAAGATTCACAGAATATTCAAATCCACTTATCAGCGGAGTATATGTTCTTGACATTTATGAAAAACAATCTGATGGAGATGATGTCATTATCGAATCATTCGAGGTGTCATTTAATCCACAGGATGTCGATACTGCGGGGGATTCACTATATATTGTGGATGTCCTAGACAACTACTCAAATGTCCTTAGAGCTGATATGACGCTCGCTAGTGGCGCATACACCTCAGGATATGATTTAGTAGGAAGAGTTTATGATAAAGAAATAGGAGCCGTCAGCGTGACTCTAATAGGCACTCCTGTTATCACTGACAACAAACAGGATTTCAGTGATTGGGAAAATGCCACCGAAACAGGTAATTCTACCTATATGGTCATTGCTAAGGATGGACGAGGTGCCACCATTTATGGTTGGTGTGGTGCAGCAGGCGGAAGTGATGATGATACAATCAATGTCTTCCAATCAAGAGATCTAACTGGTGCTATTCAGGGATGGCTAGGCGAGACTACAACATTTGATGTAAGTGAGACAATCACCTACGAGATAAGAAAGACAAATGCTAGTGTTGCAAGTGCGTTTACCAGTTCTGAACCTGCTCCTCTGAAGAAAGGATCAGATGGTGCCCTTCTAGATGCATCTGGAGATCTGGTTACTTCTGAAGCTGAGAACCTCCTTGAACAAGCCTATGACGGTACTATTGATGATCGTATTCTTGACACTGAAGAAATGTACTTCACTATGGTATTTGACTGTGGGTATCCCAGCGACGTAAAAACAAAAATTAGCACACTAGTACAAACTAGAAGAGATTGTGTTGCTATTCTGGATAATGGCGATAACGCCAGTGTGAATGACGCTTTAGATACCAGAAACAACACTCATACTTTTAATAACTACTTCTGTGCACTGTACGAGTCGTACACCAAGATCTCAGATTCATTCACTGGGACAGATCAATGGGTGTCACCAGTCTTCCATATGTCGACAATTCTGCCAAGAAACGATCGAGTAGCCGAGCTGTGGTATGCCCCAGCTGGGTTCAACAGAGCAGCAATTGATACAATTAAAGAGGCAAGGTATAACCCGAGATTAGGCCAAAGGGACCAAATGTATCTCAAACAGTTGAATCCTATTGTCAAATTCAACCAGGGTTATGTCATGTGGGGACAGCTTACAACACAAGCTAAGGCAAGTGCGCTCCAGGATTTAAACATTGTTCGGTTGGTACTGTACTGTAAAAAGGCTATCGAAGGCTACTGTCGGTTCTTCATATTCGAACAAAATGATTCAATCACGTGGAGTAGAGTATCTGGTGACATAACCGAGTTTCTGGATGAAGTTTCCAAGAAACGTGGTTTAGATAGTTTCTCTGTCTCTGTTGGTGCAACTGAGTATGAAAAGAAACGCAAAACGTTCCATGTTGATATTGAACTACAACCGACAAGAACGGTTGAAAAGATTGAACTGAACTTTTACATCAAATAAGACAAAAAATATTAATTTAGAATAGTTACTGAAGTAGTTACAGCGTCCCAGGTTTATTCCTGGGACGCTTTACCGTCGATTTTTATTTGGTTGATTCCATTCTCAAATTCGACGGAAAATTATTCGTCTTATCTCGGTCTATGTAAACTACTCTAGTGTCAGGTTGTCTCTCTATCTTTCCCCCATTCTTGATGAAATATCCCAACGTCAGTTTTCGCTGTCGTCCATTATCTTTGAAATACATATTTGCATATCCGCTGACATAAGACCAAGATTTTGAACTTACGGCTTCCAAGAACTCAATCGGAAATGAGTATATTGCCAAAACCCGTCCAAACTGATTCTTGATCTCCACCTTGCCTACCCCGTTCTCTTCGTAAACTCTGGACCTCTTTTCCATCATTTTTCTTTGCTTCCTCTTCCAAGTCGAGAATAACTTTCCTAGGATCTATATCTACTATCAGATTCTCGGGGAAATTGTTTCTTTTGTTCTTGTCTATATATTTCACCATCATATTCTCAGGAATTTTCCCTTTCTCAAGTTCCATTATAGTATGACCAAGGGTGACCTGAGTTTTGTGCCCCTTGACGCTTATGCATCGTCGGGCGTACCCATGATCAACAAACCACTTGTAATGACTTATTGCGTCAGCGTATTCAGGTGGAAAGTAGAACTCGTGAACTACGTTACACTTCTTAATTTTTAGTGTGGATCTTTTCTTATTGGTTATTACCCAAGATGATAATTTGATTGACGGTTTCTGTTTCCCTATATCACATCCGACTAGTTGCATAATTTCCTCGATCGGATCCATATTACGCCCTCTTCATTTTTTTAGTTAATGCCTCTTTTTTAACTATGGTTGCTGCTTCTTTGCAGTGATCTGTTGTCCAAGCGTAATGTCTACCAACTTTAACAACGGGTCGTTTCATCAACTTCCTGAGTCTGAACATATCGTCTGGAGAAATATCAACGCCAGCCAATTTGGACACTAACCTAGCCGCATCTCTCGATGTCAACTTCCCTATTCGTTGTGCCATCACTCCCCCCTCATGTCAAAAAATTAAATAATAATCCTGTTTGTTATTAATATATGTAGAACGACTTCCTCATAAAAGATTGACAAAAAAGAACCCCCTAAGGGATTCTTTTTTTGTACTATCCATCACGCCAAGCTAATTCGATAAAACCGATATCAGCTTTGGTGTAGTTTGTATCAAGCCCCGCATTGATGCTGTTGGCAATCTCCTCTCTGAAGCTTCCAAGTGTTTGGTCGTCTTTCTGTTTCCCTATATCACATCC